TGTAATGTTCTGGTTTGTCTACCACATCATATTCTGGTTTAATACTCATTACTTACTCCTCTCAAAGTTTACTTTAATTATATTGCCAGTTGTATTAGCAACTGACTCTTTAACTATGTCTTTCTTCTTTAACATCTCTTCCTGTTCTATCACATTTTCTGCGTAATCGCAAAGCATTTCTCTAAATTCTTCATTTAATTCCATTAAAGGTAGTGATGAACACACAAGAGATGCTACTTGCATTAAGCCTATAAAGTCTTGTTTATTGGTTGTGCGTTGATTGTCTGTTATAATTTCCATATCTATGTAACCATTCCATCTACTATCAGTAAAGTTAGGTTTCATTCGTATGATTATATCATTAACATCAAAGTCATCTACTTGTATTGTCATAGGCTACCTCCTTATTATTTTTTTATAGGGTAAATGTATTACAGGTTTATGTTTGTTCTTTCCTTTTTCTTGTATCCATTCGAGTGGTACGATCCTATCATGGTATAAAAACTTATGTTTGTCACACCAACCTTGATACGTAGTCTTTGCACCCTTGCTTAGTTTGTTTCTGCTGTTGTAGAATACAAAGCGTATATCTAATTTAGGGTGTTGCTTCTTTATTTCAATGTGTTTGCGTCTATCTGCTGCGGTAAAGCGACCCTTACTTTCTATTATGATACCATTAGGCAACACAAAGTCTGGAGTATACGTGCGGTACATAAGGTCTTCCCATTCAATCTTAATGGCCTCATACACCACAGGTATATCCAGTTCCTTGAGGTAGTCAGAGATCTTCATCTCCAATCCACTCCTATACCCATGCTTCAGGGCAGCCTGAAAACGTTTACCATTCACCCTACTACTTCTCCAATGTAAGACACAGTAGGGGGTGTCTTCTTACCTTGGTATACTTTGGATGGTAGATCCTTTATGGTATCCCAACAGGCATACCTGTAGTCGCAGAACTTACAGCCTTCAGGCAGTACTTTATTACCTGATGCCTTACCTCTGTACACTTCAGGGTCTGGCTCAAAGCAACGCTTGAACTCATTTGAGTCAACAGTCTTTGCTGTCTTGTTTAACTTGGCTATCTCTGTATCTAAGTCTAAGCCTGTAGCAGCTACGTATTTAATCTGACCATTGGCCTTATTAACTACCCACCAACCACCAGTCTTCTTACCTGATGCCTTGATGTATCCTGCAAGCTGACCTACATAACCAAAGGAATCTCCATTAGCTAACGTGTCATACGATTCAAACTTATTTGTATATGACCAGTGTGATGCAGACTTTACGTCATCCAAAGCACCATCGACAACAAGATCATAGCTTCCATTAACTGTAGTGTTATCAAGCTCCAAAGATACTGTGTCCGAATCTTCGTAAGCAACTCCTGCTTCTTTAAGTATTCCTTTAAACGCTGCCTCAACTATATCTCCTATTAGCATATTTATTACGAAGGTGGTAGGCTTGGGGAGTGCCTTCTCTGGGTGGTTCTTCTCCCACCAGAGTTGGCATGTAGGTCTACCTATGTTTGACATACGTAGACGAAACTCTCCTCTCCTATTGCCCCCACCAAACTGCCGCTTCAACGCATCCTTGATGTCTTGAGCTACTTGTTCTATGGTTTCATCAGACATAGTTGTCTGCCCATTAGAAGCTTTATCAAGGTACTGATGAATTGGCAGTTCAGCAGGATGGTTCATTATACTAACTCAGCAGTATCAATATCAATGAACTCATTGACAGTATCTGTGTCTACCGACTGATGCTTCTGCATGTTCTCATTCCAAGCACCCATAATGTATTCATTATAGTTAGCTACCCAAGCTAAGAAGTTAGCTAGGTTTTCCTGAGTGTCTTTGTCCATATCCAATGTTTCGGATAGATCCAACTCAGCAGTAGGCAGATAGAATGAGTTACCATTTGGCAACTTACGTTCCTCTGTTCCTGCCTTTACATAATGCTGTACAGGTAGACGTTTCATTTTATTTAACTTGTTAAACACGTCACCCATAGTCTTAAATGCATCACGGTTTTCTACCTCCCATATAAATGGGGTAGTCTCCACGTCTACAGAGTTACCATTGGCATCAACAGGATTAACTAAGTCAACAGTACCGAACAGTACACGAGTACGTTTGATCTGTCTAATCAGATCCTGCATCTTCTCAGGCAGAGCCTTGAAGTCTTCTATGTACCCTGCAGGTTTACCACAGTTAAACTGTCCATCGTTATCCTTCAGATCCATGTTGAGATTGTCTGCCATAATAGTCTTGACATACCTGTTAGGTGTACTGTCAGTACCTTTAATGAAACGCTTGTACATAAACCTCTGTAGGAAGGGGCGTATAGCTACACTCTCAGCGTAGTATGTCTCACCCTCTGGTATCTCCAGTTTGTATGTACCACCACTGACTACCTCAACGTTAGTCATTTTACCTTTGATCTCTTCCTGACCCATTAAAGGTGTGTGATGTATGCGTAGTCTTGCAAGAGAGTTAGTCTTCTCTTTAGTCGGCACAGCCAGTGAACTCATGCCCATTGCCTTTGCCATTGCTTCATAGTTGTTTGTGTCTAAATTTGTTATTTGATTCATATTTATATTTCTCCTTTGTTAGAATTGTAGGTATATCATGCCACGTCTTTAGTGTCAAGCCATTTAAGTGCAGCACCTAAAGTTTTTTTACAGTCGTTGAAGAGGCCCAATGCTCTATTACAATTATTACAAAGTAATCCTCTTACTTGCCCTGTGTTATGATCGTGGTCAACTGCAAATGACCAATCCTTTCTGTTACCTTTGTGGGAAGAATAGTTCTCAGACGTTCCACATATACCGCATTTACCTTCTTGCTCTTGTAGCATTGCATCGTAGTCTACTGTGGTAATACCATACCTGTGCCTTAGATGCCGTTCTCTGTCAGTGCTATATGCTCTATCTTTATTCTGTTCTTTCCACTTCCTTTTCTTTTCGTTGTCACACAGTTTGCAGTGCGTTGCAAAACCATCTGGTGAACTCTTTCTCTTATAGAACTCCTTACAACTCTTGGTCTGGTTGCAAACTGTACATATCTTCATAGTTTTTCCACTCCATAAATTCCTGCAAAGAGGTATTGTGCTTCTGTAAGTATTCTTCCAAAGCTAGGATGAAATCTAAAGATGCACCTGAATGTTTCATTATAGTGTCTACTTGTGATATATGCATATGTAACTCCTCACTTTAATGTAACCCATCCCCCCAAACCCCCCTTCCCTTGAAGTTGAGCCACCTATAGTTATAACACATATAGATGTGTGGGGCAATTGTTACGTTACGTCACTTATATATATTACGTTACGTCAACTGTATTTAACCAGTCTGGCCCTATTTTTGCTTCTAATAATAATGGTACATTAAAGTCTATGTTCCACTTCTTATTGACTATATCAACCAGTACTTCGTTAGTACGCTTGATGATCCGTATTACCTTCTCCTTCTCATTAGGGTGTACGTCAATCACGATTGAATCGTGTACGGTATTAACGACACATGATTGTAATTTGTTAGCCTGTAACATCTTGTCTATATAGATAAGAGATACTGGCACGATGTCTGCTGTAGCAAAGGATTGCACAGGATAGTTCTTTACCTGAGTAAAGTATGTGATACTTCCATTCGCTCTACGTGTAGCCAAAGGGAATGCAAACTCACGACCTGATGGTGTGCGAACATTACCTGTCGTAATGACTTCCTTGGCAAGCCGCTTATGCCATGCACCTATACCTGAATACTTGGTGGTAAATTGTTGATAGTATGCAGCTTCGGCAGGTGTACGACCAAAGCCTGACGCACCATAGAGAGGAGCAAATGTATGTGCCTTTGCGTCTTGGCGAGAGATATTCTGCCCTGCTTCAGTAATAACTTTAGCTGTGTAGCTATGCACATCAAAGCCTGTAGATACTTCTTTGATAGCTGTTCTGTCCTGACTGAGGAATGCCGCAACTCTAAACTCTAGCTGTGCAAAGTCAGCCTCCATGATCTCTCCGTTATCCCAACGAGACACAAATACTTTTTTCACAGGAAACGTACCACCTCTGGGCATGTTCTGCATATTAGGATCAGCACCAGATAACCTGCCTGTACCTGTCCTGTGTTGCAGTAGTCTTACGTGTAGCTTACCATCCTGTTTAACATGAGTAGCTATACCCTCAACGAAACTAGACAGATAAGTATCAAGTGCTGACAGTCTACGTACTCGTTGTAGAAACACCTCTGCATCATACATGCCACGAGATCTAGCTATACCTTCTAAGTATACGAGATTGTCTTTGCTTGTACTGAAGCCATTGGCACTTGCCCATTTAGCATCTGGTGCATTGAACTTCAGCCCAGCTAACTCTTTTCTATCACGGTACAGATACCCTGCTCCATCACACTCAGGACATTTGTTTGTGTTTTTGTAGGGTGAGCCATCCTTACGCTTCTTACGTATCCAACCATGACCCATACACTGAGTACAGACGACAGCGTATTGTTTGTGCAGGGGTAATGTCATCTGTCTTACGTTGGCTAGATGTTGCCTGTCGGATACACGATCCTCATATGCTTCAGCCCATACTTTCTTATCGCATACCTTACGGCTGTATATAACCCAAGACAACTGCTCTGGGCTGTTCAGATTGATAGGTCTGTCACCCATCAGTTCCTGTACCTGTTCCTCTAGTTGTTTAGTAAGTTCAGTCTTCTCAGTCTCAAACTCTACACGTACTTCATCCAGTGCATCCATGTCTACCTTGAACCCACGTTGATATATACGTGCTAGGTGTACAGCTAACTGGTTCGTCAGACG